CAAGACAAAACTTTATATCAGTGTTGGCACTGTGGTCAGCAAGGTATTGTTCCTATGCGAGAGGAGTTACCAGAGATAAAGAGAGAAAAAACAATGTCCATTGCAAAAAAAGTTCAAAGAAAAGAATTAACGGAAAGCTCCCTGGTTTGGCTGCAAGAACGAGGGATAAGTAAAGAAACCGCTACTAAAGTTGGATTGGTTTCAACGCATCATTGGATACAGGCACTAGGAAAAGAAACTGAATGCATCATGTTTCCGTACACCAATGAGGGTCAAGATTATGCGTACAAGATTAGATCGATAGAAGGTAAAGGCTTCGCATGTAGCGGTGCACCTCAAACATTTTTTAATATGCAAGGTGTAGAACGTAACGATGATATGATTATTTGTGAGGGCGAGATGGATGCTCTTGCGTTTATCGAAACAGGTTACGACAGCGTTGTGTCAGTGCCAAATGGTGCGGTCATGAAGGTTGTCGATGGGCAGATAGATCCTAAAGAAGATAATAAATTCAAGTTCTTATGGGCAGCAAAGAAGAAAATAGATGCGGCTGCTCGTATCATAATCGCCACTGATGCAGACAGTGCAGGTCAGGCAATGGCGGAAGAGATAGCTAGACGTATTGGCAAAGATCGATGCTTCAAGATAGAGTTCCCAGAGGGGTGCAAGGATGCCAACGATGTGCTTCTCAAGCATGGCAAGGATGGTATCGATAAAGTTGTAGTTGATTGTAAACCTTGGCCTGTCGCGGGATTGTATGACGCTTCTCATTTCTATGAACAACTTGATGAAATTTACGAGAACGGTATGGGCAGAGGTGAGAGCACTGGCTACGACAACGTAGATGAATTGTACACGATAGTAGCAGGACAGCTCACGGTTGTTACTGGTCACCCATCTTCTGGCAAGTCAGAGTTTGTAGATCAGATCATGATGAACATGGCACAAGAGAAGGGTTGGAAGTTTGCAATATGTTCCTTTGAAAACGAGCCAAGGATTCACATAGCAAAGCTAATCAGTAAGTACATTCGTAAGCCTTTCTTCCAAGGCTCAATGAAAAGACTTAGCCATAAAGAATTATCAGACGGAAAAGAATTTGTTCAATCGCACTTTTCTTTTTTGTATCAAGCTGATGGATCAATGTCTTCAATTGATAGCATCATCGAGAGACTAAAGATAGCAGTGCTTAGACATGGTGTAAGAGGTGCTATCATAGATCCATACAATTACATTCAAAAGGGAAGAGATGTAAGTGAGACTGAGTGGGTGTCAGACATACTGACAAAGCTCAGAGTATTTGCTCAGGCTCATGGCATACACTTGTGGTTCGTAGCTCACCCAACAAAGATGATGCGAGGAACAGACGGCAAAGTACCTGCACCAAAAGGATATGATATATCTGGTAGTGCAGCATGGTTTGCTAAGGCTGACGTTGGTCTTACTGTGCATAGACCACACCCATCTGGATCTCCTGTATCAGAGATACACATATGGAAGTGCCGCTTCTCATGGGTTGGTAAACAAGGAGAGACTGAGCTTGACTTCGATGTTCCTACATCGACCTACAGGAAGCATGTACCTGATGAGTTCCTTGATGTGCCAAATGATTATAACGATGTAGATAATGATGATGATCCCCTCCCATTCTAAAAAGTTTTTGATTGTTCGTGAGGGAGAAGAAGCACCAGTCATTCATGTATATGTAGACGGTAAAGAGGTGGCAGTGCTTGAGCTTACGCACCATGAAACACTGAGGCTCGTCAGCAACTTGTGTGATAAGATGATTGAAAGTATTTGACGTTCTTATATCGGAGTGCTAGATGTTGCGTCAGGATATTGGTTCAGACATACATCTGGATTTCTCCACTCTGATACTGGGACGCCTTCGGGCGTTCCTTTTTTTTAAAAAAATACGCAGGGAGAAGAGCAGCGTTCTCAACCTGCGCTAGTTTAACGATAGTAAATTGAGGCGAACCTGATGAGAGGTTTCTATACTATCGTCAGTGTATGGTCACATTCTCTATGTTTTCGTCATTAAGCTGCTCAAGAACATGACCAATGCTGACCGCAATATGAAACCAGTTTTCTCCCATACCGTATACTTCCATAATATTTACGATAAGATTTATAACTTGTTCGCCAGTTGCCTTGGGTGGTAGCTGACTAACAAGATCAATGAGAGCTTCTTGATTTAATTCTTTGTACATTTTATTTTTTATGTTACCCTATAGCTGCATTGTATGTACCAGTAGTTTTACAACAGTGCTGTTTGTTTCATTTTTGCTCCAACTAGGGCGGCTCTTGCCGCCCCTCTTTTAGAAGTCCACAAGTTCCTTCACAACGGTATCCTTGATCCTTCTTTTAAGCAAGCTCTCTGCACGAGAGAACTCTTGATGTGTAGCAAGTATAGTATCGTCATACGTTTCGTACTTGAATACCCAACCTTTTTCTATGGTAGCATTATCACGGTAAACTTTAAGAACATCACATTCGTAAGCAACGACACCATCCTTGACTAGTCTACCAAGGTTTTTCTTGTAGGCATTCATGATAAATCTTTCGCCATCACCTGCTTTGACAGTGGCAATACCCTCTGCGTATACAGTCTTGCCCCAACCAAGAGGTATATCGACATTGAAGTTGCTGCCGTATCTACCTGTTTGTTCTTCAACGTAAGGTTTACTGCCTCTTTCACATCTGACCTCCCAACCCCTAGATGGAAAGGCCTCATTGAGTTCACTTGCTGCCCAAACAACATTGCTTTCGATGGCTTTCTTGATAACGCTTTTATCTTCTACATACTTAGCTTTACTTCTGTGACCCTTGATCAACTTTAGAAAACTATGAGCATATAGAACCACATTCCTGATGTTGTCTCTGCCTATGCTGTCGCTCATTAGCTTGAGAACTGTAGGCGCTCCATCATAATCAAAGTTTTTCCAGTTGTATGAACTGGCATCTTGACAAAATTCTTTGATCTCATCACCAGAAAAACCATACGTTTTGAAGAACCTACTTAGTTCTTCCCTTGCGTGTTCTATTACTTTTAGATTGTTCTTGTATTCCATTTTTCTCACTCTCTGTTTTTAGTTCTATTGAACTTTTTTCCCAAGGTGCTTTTGATAACGACACCTTCATATTATTATTGGCAAGCTTACGTTTGTAACCTAACCATTCTTTTTCTGCTGTTGTGAAACGCTTCATATCTTTACACCATTAACTCTTAGCTTTGAGACAAACGACTTTAGATCCTCACGCGCATGAAACAAATCTTGTTGTACGTTAGGACTAGCATCGAACCGATACCGCTCTTCTTCTAGCCTATTTACTTGCTGCTTTAAGAAACGATACTCAAACTTTTGAGCAGGGCTTAGTGCTTCATCTCCCATTATGGTCTCACCTTTGGCTTGACCAGTTTGTTAGATGCAACCTCAGTACCCTTGCAATATATCGTCACTGCATCATGTTGGCTTTCCATCATAAAATACATGGCCTCTTTGCTATAACTACAATCATCATAGCTTTTAAATAGTATGTTGTGTGTTACCTGTTCGCCTTGAACAAAGTAACTTAACACCATGAACGTAAAATATTTAATCATTAAACTACTCCCCTTAAAGAACTTGCATTTAATTTTTCTATCTTATTATTTTTACGATGTTCTTTACCTATGTTTAGTTTTCTCATCCAGTTCTTACATGTCTGAGCACTGTTAAGACCAAGCACCCTATAACAATCATTGATCTTCCAGTTATGTTCGTCAAGAACTCTGATGATATAGTGTCTTGCTACCTCATTTATAATTGAGGGAAGATCAAAGTCATCATTAATTCTGCGATTGAGAATTGTACATTCGTTGGATCTATTCCTGTACTTGATTGCAATGTCCATCATCTCTTCAATAGCTTCTGGCATTGCATCGTTAATAGATATATCGATATTCATATTGCACTCACTTTCTTTTGTTATTAAATTGATTGAGGGGCAGTCCTCCGCTGCCCCACGACTTCACTCTGGTAAGCAATCAAAGCACCATATCTCACAGTCATCATGAGGTGGGTGACCCCATTCGATAACATCTTGATGGCACTTGTCGCACTCGACACACTGACAATCAGCGCATATAAAAAACCCACTCTCCGCAGGTAGTCGGTTGACGAACTTACCGCTGCCCCACGCAACGCTATCGCCACAGTCTTTGCATTCTTCACTCATCATCTTCGTGCTCTTGTGAAATCATATCAAATAATTTTTTTGCTTCGTAATCTCCGCGATCTGTCATGTCTGCCAAGTATCGCAAAACCATTTGTTTTAGTTCATCACTCATCTGATTTCCTTTCTTTAAATGTTCCACCATCCTAATGCTGCACCCACTGACCAGAGGATGCAGATTGTTATTGTTGCTACACTATAAATCATGAGGTCACCTACGTTGTCAGGTAGGTGGTGTCTCCCCAAGGTGCTTCCTTAGACCCTAGATATGACGAGACCCACAGTGTCGGGTAGTGTGGTGGGTTCTCTGGGTAATCCCAGATCTCCAGATCACTGAGGTAGACCATGTTGTCTACTGGCAACTGGTGCTCTTCAATGTAGTCGAACACTGGCTTCACTCTCGTGCCACCACGCCCATTGATCTCAATCTTCTGGATCTCCTCACCTTGCTCGTAACGTCTGACCGTTTGTATCTGAGCATCACAAGTGATCACCGTAATTGATCGTGGCTTGATGTCCTCACTGATAGCATTGATCTCACCAAGGAAGAACTTTAGCTCTCGCTTAGATACAGACCCACTTGTATCGATGCCGACAACCACATCACCTGCACCAATCTTTTCGATAGACGGTGAGATGATACCAGTCATGTGATACATCTTTTTCTGAGGCTTGCGAAAGCTGTAGTCATCTGGCTGATCACCGCCAACAAACCTACGCATCACGTCACGCCAGTCAACTTGACTGCGCTCCATCTCCTCAATCAAAGACTTGATAGCAGAGGGTAGCTTGCCGATTGCCTTAGCCCCAGATGCAGCCATCATTACCTTGGCGTCAATGTCTGCTTCCATCTGCTTGACCTCAGCCTCTGACATGTCACTGCCATCATCCTTCTTGGCATCCTTGACTTCACCAATAACCCTACTGCCGTACTTTTCTTTGGCATCTTGTGGCAGTCGATCATAGATAGCTTCAGCAGATAGACCTTTGTACTGAGGGTCAATCAGTGCTCCCTCTGGTAATTTGAAACCCTCGTCAACTAAGATTTGATTGATTGAAAAATCACATGCGATATTCCAAAGCTCAGGGTCACGAGAACCACGTCTCAAAGGGTGCTTGAATACAATGTGCAATACCTCATGAGCCGTTACACCTAAAGTCTCTTCTTGATCTATCCTATCGACAAACTCTGGTGACCACCAAATAGATTTGCCATCAGTACACATAGTCGGGATTGTATCATCTGGTTCAACTTTTGATGATAAAGTTATCGACCCAAAGAAGGGATGCTTGATAACTAGGCGCGTAGAAGCGCGAGACACTTTCATTTGTGCGTCCATAATTTTCTCCTAAAAAAGTTCAATAGAACTAAAAGCTGAAATGGTAAGCAGGCATATTGACGTGTATGCCTGCTTTACTGTGGTTAAAGGATCAAGTTCTTACCTACTGACATGATCCATTCTCTGATTGATGCATCAGCTTTGAGGTCTCGCTTGAGATCATCAGTGCGGTTCATTGCATCCTTGATCACAAAGGCAGCAAACTCCTGCTGAGGTAGCCGCTTGAGATACGTCACGATGTTCTTGGCGTTCTTGCCAGTCATCTTGGATGACAGTGCAGCGCATACAGCATACTGAACATCAGGTGCGTCAGGAATATCTGCACTTGCAGGATTAGCAATCAGCTTATCGATGTCAGGTACAACATCATACACCTTTAGGAAGCCATTGAACTCAGCCGTAGCCGCACGTCCAACCTGACCTGCGATAGCTTCAATCTGATTGACTGGATCAAGAGACCATTTGAGGATAGTAGCGACACGCTCCCACGATCTGGGAGATGGGCAAGCATTCTCATCACGATTGAACTTGTGCAACCACTCAGGGCGGAAGCGCAAGAATGCAGCGATACGCTCATCAATACGCTTGCTGTAGTAGTAGCCAATCGTATCTTCTAGGTCAGCCTCAATGTCTAGGAACATCAAGCGATCTTTGAGGTGAGAAGGCATGTTGTTTGTACCTGCCCGATCTGACATGCGGTTACCTGCCGCAATGATATGCCAACCCTCTGGAAGGTGATGCTTGCCTATGCGTCTCTCATTGACCAACTGTGCGGCAATGTTTTGGTTAGACACTGGTGCTTGTGGTAGCTCGTCAAGGAATAAGATACCCTTGCCATCTCGTGGCATCCAGTCAGGACATCTTCTGTCCATCGTCTCACCGTCAGCATTGGGTAGCACCCAACCTGCAAGCTCACCTGCATCGTACTGAGCCAGTGATAGTATCTGGCAACCAATACCTAGCTCCTTGGCGATCTCATGGACAACGGAAGTCTTGCCAATACCTGCACCTGATACAAGGTACGGCACACAATCTAATGTGTCAGTCTTGACTGTGATAGCGGCCTTAGCAATGGCCTTTGCTTGTGATAATTTCATTAGGATTTTCCCTCTAAGGTTGAAAGCAGTTCGTCTGCTTTTCTGATTGCAATTACAAAATTTAGACATTCGATTTTTACAGAGCATGTCTCTACTCTGTCTCGTTTGGAGCGTAGACCGCTCTCTTTTTCTTCTTTTACAGCATTGTCAAAATCCTCATTTGCTTTGACAAGCATGTCGTTTAGTTCTTGCACACTGAATTTTTTGTATGCCTCGACTATGTTCATACTATAGGTGTCTTCTAATTCCATTATTCCTCCAGTAAACTTAACAAAAGTTTTGCTTGATAATCACCACGTTTTGTCATGTCTCTTAGGTAATCTAAAAGCATCTCTTTGAGTTTATCAGTCATTGATCCTCCTTTTTTAAAAAGTTCTATTGCACTTAAAAATTCAGCCCCCGAAAGGGCTGAGATTAAAATGCAAGTACTACTATGGGTAAGAGCACAGCAAAGGCAGTGAAGGCGATGCCAGAAGCAACGCCCTCAATAAAGATGATGCGCTTTTCGCGCTTGCTCAGTCTCATGCTGCTTCAGTGAACTCAGCAACTGTGCTATCAACTGCTACATTTTCCTCAGCAGCCTCAGCCTCAGCAGCCTTAGCAGCCTCTGAGTTGCGGTATGCTGTACGAGCAGCTTTAAGCTCACGCATGGCGTTCTCGAACTCATCAAGCTCTTCATCAGTCAGGCCATCTTTGAATACATCACCTTGCACTCTGTTGCCCTTGTCATCTTTTTTGCTTGAGAACTTGCCGACAACTTGCTCTGCAAGGCGTTGCGCTTTTGACTTGTCAGGCTCACCCTTAACAGCCTTAGCAAGCTTGTTCTCGCTGTCGATCTCTAGCGTTGCAAGATCCTTGACGATGGCATCAGGCGTGTACTGAGTTGGTATCTCAGCAAAATGATCCTTGAGCAATCGAACAGCCCCTACACTGTTTTCAAGGTAGCGTTTGGCGGTGGCCTCTTTTACACCTGCCTGTTCAACCAGTGCGCTCTTGAGGATCTTAGAGTTGGCGCGTGGCAGGTTGCCCTTGACCAGTTTGACCTGAGCGATGGCGGCGATAACCTCGCCATAGGCTGACATCTTTGCGCTGTTAGCAGCAACATTGTTGTCCTTGTTTACACCTTTGAGAGAGGCGATCTCTTGCTCCGCGCTGTAAACGTTATTGATTGCGGTATCTGATACGGTAAAAGTTTTTGAATTTGTCATCTGGTTCATCCTTTTTGGCTGACAAGTTTCTGTTATCGGCATGATGCCGCGACTACAGCCCCGAAGGGCTGCACTCATGGTATCACCTCATAAAATAAATGGCGGCTAGTATTGCCACGTTGATGGCTGCGACTAGCGCAGCCTTGTGAAAGAAGGGCAGAGTATCTGCCCAGATGATTAGTTTGTTTAGCATTGCAACCTCACGCTGCTGTTTTTCTTGGAACACCGTCATGCTTGATGATACCCATCAGCATCAGAATATCCCAAGCACTGTCTAAGTCGAACCCACATGATCCATCTACGCGAGGGAATGTATCAGTATTAACATCCCACTCATGACCAGTCGGTGACTGAAGATAAAAGTGCCAGTCGTATACATAATCACCAGTGCGCTGCGTGATTGATAAGAACCACTTGCCGCCATTATCGTCAGTGATGTTGAAGCTGAAAAGACTGCCTCTGGTTGTGATTGCAGGTGTGAGATTTTTTACTGAAATACCCATGTTTTTCTCCTTCATAGGTTGGTGGAAATAACATCGCAGCCCCTAGAGGCTGCAAACTTATTTTCACTCTCCCATTATGTAGCGTGTGTCATCTACTCTGTACTCAGCTCTGAGACCGCCTAAGCAATCTTCAACATAGATGATGTCTACAACTTCATTATTTAAAAATGGTGACCTTGCTGCCTTACGAGCCATCAGTCTGGCTTTTTGTTTTGCGAGGTATTCTGTCTTAGCGTAGTCATATGCGACTGCACCACGATGGTTTATTTTTATTTTAAATGTCATTTGATCTCCTTTAGCAATATGGGGTGTGCAATGGGTTGTGGTTTACAACCTGATCCATGTTCTCAAACTCAGTCGAGTACATGGCATTCATTGGGTTGGGTCTAGGGATAAAAACAAGAAAACGATCACCCTCTTGGCGATAGTAGTCGTTGCCCTTGTAGCTCCCGACAAAGGTAAAGTGTTTATCCATATTGATCTCCTTCATGATGTTAATGATTATGACATTGCGTTTTTGATTGCGGATATGAACCCAAATGCATCGATTACCATTTGAGCATAATTACCTTCAGCGCATGAGAGGCAAAAGTTAGCGAAAATATCTATCGCTGTAACCGCTGCGTCTGCATCCTTAATTATCAATTTCGACATTGGCTTATTCCCTGTAAAAGATTTCTATCTGAAACAGTCCAACAGGACTGCTTGAGGTAGAGGGCGAATTAACGCCCACTTTCGTTTGTATAGAGGCTTTTCTCTCCCTCTATCAGCCAGAGACCGCTTTTGAGAGTGACATCCGCATCTGGGCTACCTTGGTAGTATCATCGGCTTGTCGGTGCTCTCGAAGCACTGGACTGTCGCGCTGTCCCCATCGGGGCGTCTGCTAACGGTTGAGGGTGGGGGGGCTAAGTGGCCGCGCCGTCCCTTCCGCTGCAATCCTTCTCGCATATCGATATAACAATGTCAAACAATAAATAACAATTATTTACAATTAAAAACAATTAATTTGGATTAGTTCAATAAATAAAGGGATATCGTGACAAAAAAAAATTTAGATGTTAGGATAAAAAAAGTTCTATTGCACTTTTTCTGAGTATCGTTTGCCCCAGATTAAGTGAAAATATCAGGGTGATTCGTTTTGCCCAAAATCCCGTAAGCAAGCGCAGCGTTAGAAGGATTACCATAGTGAGTAATAAGAAACCTAAGTTAAGAGTAGTACAGGGTAATAAGAAGAAACATACAGGCACTAGGAAAAAGAGTGCCACCAGTAAGAGAACAGGGTTAACAGATAAGCAAGAGGCATTTGCTCTAGCAGTGTTTGAAGGGAATAACTTTAGTGAAGCATACAGGATAGCATACGATGCCTCAAACATGAGTGCAGCATGCATCCATACAGAGGCTTGTCTACTAGTTCAGAACCCAAAGGTCTCCGAAAGGTTAGAGGTCTTAAATGCTGATAGGGTTAAACAGCAGCGCATGTTGAGCCTCTCTCGAAGTGACTTTGTTTTGAAACAGCTAACAGATGAGGCAACCAATCAGGACAACTCAGATGGTGCAAGAGTAAGAGCATTAGAACTTCTAGGTAAGTCAGTTGCACTATTTACGGACAAGGTAGAAACGGAAGATAAGACAGAGCGAGACCCTGAGACGATCAAAGCAGAGCTAGAAGCTAGACTGAACCGACTGCTAGGATAGTTCAATTGCACTATTTGCAGCCAGTCAAAGGATCAGGTTGATTTTCAAAAGGATAAGAAGAACGGGTACTATTTAAATATAAAATCCCCTTACCCCACCACTCCCCACCCCCCCTGTATACATGACGTGGGCATGTGCGCGTATACATGATGTTCCACACAAACGATTACAAACCCCTAGGAATCCTACACCCCCTCTATAATATACATTCAAAAAACGAAATATGTTATATCACTTAGACTGTGCTCGCCTGTTATATTTCTTTTTATAGCGAGCTTTTTTTATTATTGGTGCATTGGTTCTAACTATATTGGAATTACTGCTGATGATTAGGATAGTGCCGTCATCATCTAGTGCCGCCCACTTGTATTTGTTCAATTGAACTAATTTCAAAGCTCTATTTTAATACACACAATCTTTGCTTTGTCGCTAGTCACCAAGACTTTGGCGTCTGCCTTAGCTAATTCGCACACTTCTTGCTTAGTGTAGCTACCGATATGGTAGTGTTCCAGTCCTGCTGTTGCTAATTGAACCCACAATAATACCCACATCTATAAACAATCCTTATTGTGCATGATTATCACCACCTACCCTGCCATTGTCCTAGAAGATAGAAGACAACAAACAATATACCCCCACTAACTAGGAATATTGTAGCACCAATAGCGAAATTTATCATGGCATCTACCTGTTCTTGCTTGCGATACAGCTCATCTTTGCGTTGTTTACGCATTCTCGCCTCTATTGACAGGACTTCCTTCCAGGCACTTGGGCCATATGTCCAAGATATGTGATCTTTTATCTCATTTCTCATTTGTTCCATTTTTTTCTTTTGAGCAAAGATCTGTAGGGCTGTCTCTTCATCAGATCCCTTAAATGTCTTCTTCCAGAACGGAGGATTCTTCTCTCGTTCTTCTATATTTGTAAAGTCAGAGAAAGCTTTGCCCCAATTAGCAAGCTGTCCTGTCATATCCTGTAAATCTTTTCCCGCGCCAATGGCTGCTTTGAGACCTTTAAAAGCACCTGTTGCCATTGCGACACAACTAATCGGATCGATGCCTGCACCCTAACCGAATATCTCCCGTCTTCAGACCTTTTCTGCTAGTTTATCTATCTTTCCTTCTAATCTAACCAGATGGTCTACCACCCTAGACAGTTCTGATTGATGATCTTCTCGTTTAATATAGCTCTCACGAGTCATGTTTAGCAAGATGTTGAGTCGTTTTACCTCACTACTCATCTGACTAATCCACCACCCCATAGGCACTACAACTAAAGCAACGATGATATTCCATATCATAGGTATTGAAAGTTCCATTATGGTGCTTTCCCACCTTCCCATGCTTCATTTATATCAGGCGTGTCAGGATTATCCCCGATAAGTTGCCCTTTAGAATTTCTTGCTCGTTTAGGTTTACCTGTAGACTTAGGTTCCGCAGGCCAGTCAGCATCTTTTAGATTAGGCCAGTTCTCATGTACCATGAGATTACGCAAAGCATCACTGTAAACAGACCAATCATTTTTTTCAGCATCTGTTAATGAACTATCGTTTGCCTGTTTCCAATCTGATTCTGCAAGTAAAGTGTTGCGTTTTAACTTAACAACATCTGCTTTATTAGATTCTGTCATTGTGCCTCCTGTAATATATATAATATATATAATATAATATATATATAATATTAATATATATATATACTTAAAATATATATATTAGTATATACTATATTTCGAGATAGAAATTCTCCCTTATCTGTCTCTTGGTAGGTGGGCAACCCCACCCTTAGCCTGCCTACCTTACAAACGGAGAAAAGATGCAGAAACTTGCTGCAATGAAAGATAAGATATCCCAGTTACCTGTAGAGCAGCAGGTAGAACTACTGGATCTTCTGGCAGAACTAGAGGAAGTGGAAAACAAATCTGCTTCCAAAGATGACTTCATCAGCTTCGTAAGAATGATGTGGCCTAGTTTTATATCAGGCACTCACCATCAAAAGATGGCTAATGCTTTCGAAAGGGTAGCCAAGGGTGAACTAAAACGTTTGATCATCAACATGCCACCCCGACATACCAAGTCAGAGTTTGCTTCTTATCTTTTGCCTGCATGGTTTCTTGGAAAGTATCCAGAAAAGAAAGTTATTCAAACGGCACACACAGCAGAACTTGCGGTGGGATTTGGTCGTAAGGTTAGAAACCTGATACAATCAGAAGACTTCCAGAAAGTTTTTAGTGGCATTACCCTGTCATCAGACTCCAAAGCTGCGGGCAGGTGGAACACAAACAAGCGCGGTGATTACTTTGCGATTGGTGTTGGCGGTGCGGTTACAGGTAAAGGTGCGGATCTTTTGATCATAGATGACCCTCACAGCGAACAGGACGCGCAACAAGGGCAGTTTAACGCTGATGTCTACGACAGAGTCTACGAATGGTACACATCAGGCCCACGGCAGCGTCTACAGCCAGGAGGAGCTATCATCGTTGTGATGACCAGATGGTCTAAGAAGGATCTCACTGGTCAGATTCTACAATCAACATCAGACAGACAGGGAATGGATGACTGGGAAGTGATAGAGTTTCCTGCGATTATGCCATCAGGTAAACCGTTATGGCCTGAGTTCTGGTCTCAAGATGAACTAGATGCACTAAAAGCAGAACTTCCTGTATCGAAATGGTCAGCCCAGTATCAACAAGACCCCACATCTGAGGAAGGTGCTCTCATCAAACGAGAGTGGTGGCAGGAATGGGAGAACGATAGACCGCCACCGTGTGAGGCTATCATACAATCTTGGGATACAGCGTTTCTTAAAACCCAAAGATCAGACTACAGTGCCTGTACAACATGGGGTGTGTTTTACATTGAGGGTCAGCCTAATGTAATTTTACTTGATGCCTACAAAGAAAAGCTAGAGTTCCCTGAATTGAAACGCGCAGCATACGATAAGTACCAAGAGTTTGAGCCTGATCAGATGATTGTGGAGAAGAAAGCCTCTGGTGCACCCTTGATATTTGAGCTTAGAGCTATGGGTATTCCAGTAACAGAGTTTACACCTTCGCGTGGACAAGATAAGATTGCTAGAGTAAATGCAGTAACAGACCTATTCGCAAGCGGCTCAATATGGTATCTTCCTACTAGATGGTCGGAAGAAGTGATTGAAGAGTGTGCATCATTTCCTTCTGGGGATCATGATGATTTAGTGGACTCCACCACACAAGCTCTGCTAAGGTTCAGGCAAGGCGGTTGGGTGAGAGCCGAAATGGATGACTGGGATGACGAGCCAAAATATCAAAGACCAGTCGAGTATTACTAGGAGATAGTCATGGCTATTGAAAAGCAAATGGAACCTTCGGATCTAGAAATCGAAGAAACGGATGCTGAAAATATTGAAGTAGAGATTATAAATCCTGATGCTGTATCGATAGATACAGG